CGATGTATAGCGTTAGCAACAGAAGGTACTAAGTCATAGATTACTGGGTGCAGTTCAGTCACAGTCTGGTTCCTGTACCTCAGGCCATACGCCATCTAGTACCATCATTGCAATAGCTGAGTAGTTGAGTAAGTCTAAGAAACTATCACGCAATGACTCATTGCTAGGCTTAACGCCTGAGTCAAGTAAGTTATTGATGCGTGCTATCTTGTCCCACATACGTACACGCAGACCATTAAGTGGTCCACCTGGTGAGTGAGCAATGTTCTTTGGGCCGTAGTCGTGATGCTTACGCACCAGTAGATTACCTGCTTGATCCATAATACGCCAGACATCAGCAATGAAAGCATCATTTACCTTGTCGGTATAGGGCGCAGTAGTATGGTCTCTGTTTCCATATTGATCTCTAAGATGTGAAAGCCCAAATGCTGCAAAGTCTGTAGCATCGTGTCCCACTCTTGCCTTGTCATCGTCATACATTAGACTCCCCTATCAGTAACTTCCTCGTAGCATCAATACCATTGGCTAGGTAGTAATCATTGATGTCCATACCTGGTGGTAGTGTAACAATTTGTGAGTTCATTACCTCGTTCGCCACGCGCTTTGCAAACTCAGCTCCTGGGTTAGACCCATCCTCTTTGATGTCATTGTCTCCGACAACATAGATAGTTTCATAACCAGCAAAGAGCTTAGGAAAGTGTGGCTTCCAGGCTGCAACGCCTGGTACACCCACTGCTGGGATACCAATCTCACCGCTAGTAACTATCGCATCTAGTTCACCCTCACATACAACGATGTGTGGTGAGTCAATGGTGATGTCACATACATTAAACAGGTGTGCCTTCTGCCCAGTAGGAGATCCATACTTAGGTTTGCCATCATCTAATCGTCTAAACTTAAAGCCAACACAACCACCAGATGCTGTGATGTATGGGATGGATAGCCACCCTTCATACATCTCGTGACCATTGATTGGATTGGTAATGGTTCCTAGTTGGAACAGTCCTGCTGTCTCTTCAGAGATCCCACGTGCGCTTAGTACGGCTAGAGCCTCTGGACTTATTGCCTGTGCGTATTGCTGCGCCGCTTCCAGTAGCAATTTCGACTGCCCGTTTAAGCCCATCATTAAACTCCAAGTTCTCTAGTATGCACACTAAGTTAGCTGCGTTGCCACCCTTACCGCAGGTGTGACAGAAGTACAGGTTGTCGTAGGTATTCATAACAGCAGACCTGCGACTGTCGCTATGTAGGCAGCATCTCACCGATGCGCTCTTACCTTCTCTTACTTCACCACCGAAGTGCGAAACAATAGGACCTATGGGGATTGAGTTTGCATCAACGGAACCTTTGAACCTGCCCGCTTTACGTACCCTGGACCAGTCTTGTGCTGGCATACACACCCCTTGTCATCACACTTATCGTGCCACTGAGCTGAACGCTTGTAGTGAGTAAGAGTGTTCTCTTCTCCTGCCTTATGACAGTTCTGGCAAATCATCTTCGTCTTCTTCTGTAGTTGAAGTTTCAACTACTTCTTCTACTACTGGTACTAGTATCTCTGTTGTTGTGATTTCTCCACCTGGTACTGGCATTATTCGTTCTCCTTTATCCACTCTAAATGAATGGGTCCTTTTTCTATGTGTCGTTTGATTAGAGACTGTAAACCTTTTTCTGAACTACCTATAATTGTAAGACCACAATTACAAACCCTTGAATAGTGTGGTGGTTCACTGTAAGTATAAGTTCCTTCGTTCATTGCTTCTCCTTTAGCCATTGAGTTAAGTCTTGGATTACCCAAGCCTGATCTATTGAAGCGTTGCGACGCTTAACTATTACATAAGACAAGGGTACTTCCCCGATACCACGAGCCTTTGCATAGTTAAGCGCCTCAACTTGTGCTTCTCTCCAGAATTCAGGCAGTGAAAGGGTCTGCCTATTCTTGAGTTCAAGGATATAGGTTTCTCCTGCGATAACAGTAACGATGTCGCCCTCATCCTTTGCCCCAGCTTTAGACAAACGCTCTGCAGTTACGCCTTTATTGCGTAACCATTTCATTACATCTGTCTCAAACTGAGAACCTTTAGTCTTGTTGTACTGACTCATCTACCAATACAACCTTGTTGATCTTATAGATGATGTTGCCTTCTTCATCTTTAACTAACTCGACAACACCAGATTGCAGTAATGCACCAACGAAGTTGGTTAGGTCTACCTTGATTGCATCTACATCTGCACGTAGTGCATCTATCTTTAGATTATCTCTGTACTTGTTTGTTAATTCTGGCTCAGACATTATACCCTCCTTGGTATCCTGCAATCGTATCTTTCCTTAGCATCCAACCAAACTCGTTCTGGTCTGATATCTGTACTGCTGCGTAGTTTACCAGTAGCTGTGCGTATTGACTGCCGTCTGCAGTATGTTTACCAAAACGATTTTTTACTGGTGCAACCTTAAGTATTCCTTGTCCTGGGTCATAGCCCAATGTAAGTATCAGTGCAGGTAACTGACTGACCTTTCCGTGAATTGCTCTGCGATGAGGTGGGTTACTAGGCGACCCATACTCTGACTGTTCTGATACGTGGTGCAGGACCATCACACAGGCCTCAGTCTTGCGTGCCATATCGTGAAGCTCCATCATAATTGCTCTTAGTCCTGCCCATTCGTTGTCCGTCTCAGCGGTGATGTTCATTAAGTTATCAATGACTATCAACTCAGGTGGCTGTCCATAGAGTTCAACGTAAGCCCTGATCTCTAACTCCAAGTCATCAATGTTTGGAGATGAATCAAAGACCCACTTGATGTGTGAAACTTTACCTAACTGTGCATTGTAATACTTATTATTGTCTGAAAGGTTTGCTTCTACTGTCACTTGTGAGTGACCAGATAGATGCGATACAGACCTCATCATTACAGTAGCAGTATCAGTATCTGCGGAGAAGAAAAGTGTAGGAACCTTGGCCTTGATTGCATAGATCAGAGCGAACATAGACTTACCAGCATTAGGTGCTGCAGCTACCATACATACCTGGCCTCTGCGAAACTTGATACCCTCTACTGCTAACCCATTCCACACATCAGGTAGTGGTGTTGCTTTGGTAAGCACTCCACTCCAAGCGCGGGAAAGATTAAGCAACGCCGTCCTCCTGATTTAATTTGATGCCTCGTTGTTGGCGAATACGGAAGCGTTCTCTTGGAGAGAGTCCACCCCATATACCAAAGTTCTCTTTGCGTATTCCCCACTCAGCACATTCTTTGCGGTGGGGGCAACGCATACAAATTGATTTTGCATACTGGGCCTCGGCAAGACTTACTGATTCCTGTTCTTTATCAGGAAACCAGAAGTCACCACCGATTGTTGCACAACTAGGAGCTTCGTATTGACTTGGCTCCCGCATTGGTTATCGAACCCAGATAGTGTCGCACTTATCTGGCGCACCCTTTGGTGCTGCACACATATAGCCTGACCACGGACCCTTTTGTCCTACACCTGAACGTAGTGTCATTGCACCGTGACGGCAAGTATTAGCGCCACCTGTTGGTGCAGGTGCAGCAACTGGTGTTGCATTGAACTGCTGTGCTACTGCTGCAACTGTTGGTGCTGGTTGTCCACCTGTGAACTCTGCACCTGTTGCTTTAATCAAAGTTGAAACCATACCTAGATCATTAAGACCTGTCTCTAGTTCCTGAACATTTGCTGCGTAAAGATTGATAAGTGTTCCATCAGACAACTTGTAATTGATCTGGAACTTTGTACCTTCTGTAGCCATTTACTTTCCTCCACTTTGCTTGATTGATAGTCGCTGACTCTCAGCTCCTACCTTCTTAGGAACGAACCCTAATAGTTTTTCTACCTCCGTACTGTCAACTGACTCACGTCCTTTAACAGTTGTCCAACTAACTTCGATACCTGAATTAGTAGTACCCAGTACTCCTTCAAAGGATGCCTTCAAAGAATCCTGTTGTGTTTCTAACTCTTTAATTTGTTGCGCTAACTGTAAGTACAACAGTGCATTCTTGTCAACATCTGCATCAGTAATGATTACATCACTGACTGGTGTACGTTCTTTTTTTAGACCAACGCATCCCATCTCACCTGATGAGTCGTAGAACTTGCAGTAATGCTGACAGTATGTTGCATCCTTTTCTGGTGCTGGTGCTTCCTTTGCTTCCTTAACAGCCGCTAGCCAACCGAGTGCCTCAAGTGCGATTGATTCGTCATAGTCCTCAGTATGAACTTTGACATCTCTTTCATCGCCGTCCCTAGCGATAGCTACAAGAGATACTCGGTTGACCGCATAGCCGTTGTTAGCTAGGAGGTAGCCGTATAGCTGTACCTGCCAGCGTTGTTGATTGCTTGGGAAGTAACTAAGGTTACGCACCTTGCTTGTCTTCCAGTCAATCACATCACCAGTACCAGGTACGAAACAGTCAACGTGTGCTTTCATTCCGTTGTATTCAACTTCGGTTTCAATCAGCACATCTGGATTATCTGCTAGTGCTCGCTCAATCTCTGCGTGGATAGCAGTACCCATAATCGCAGCGAGTTTTAATTCGTTGTCATTAGTTTCAGGTTGATCGTTAAGTCGGTACCACACCTTACGGCGACAGCCACCTACCTCTGATGGACCAATCTGTACCTGCGTAGAACGTGAACGCTTCGCGTCCCCTGCACGTAGTGCAGTAAGCAGTAGTTCTTTAGGATCCGTCACTCTAACTCCTTCTTAATCTCTGCCTTGGCTTCTTGTCGTTCTCTCTTATGAGTGC